CAATTCTTTTTTATTAATAAAATTTATAATATCAGTTTTTTTCACTGAGCGATCAATTCTACCAAATAATGCAAAAGAAAGGGCAGATAGCACAGTTGATTTGCCTGTACCATTCTCCCCTGTGATTAATGCGGAAGAATTAAAATCAATAGTTATTGGATTATTCCCCACCGATAAGATATTTTGGTATGTAATTGATATTAATTTTACATTATGGTTCATTTTAATCCTGACGTTTGTATTTTTTTCTTTAATAATAAAAAAAGAACAAGATTTTTACTTCTTGTTCTTTAAGATATTATCATAAAATAATTTTTTAGTCAATAGATTTTTCATATTCCTCAATGTAATCAATAATCTTATCGGAGAACCCATTAATATGAATCCAATTTCCATTATATCCGACACCGTTTTTATTGGTGGAAACATTTATCATGTAGGATTTTTTACACGTTGGTTGTGGTACGCTATCATTACTTTGTTCATCTGTAATAACAATAAGTCTATCAATATCAAGATTATTAATTTCACCAATAGATTTTCCTAAATAGGTACTTTCGTTTCTATGTTTACAAGCTTTCATAAGTTTAAAACCTTGCAGATTTTTCGATAAACGGCGTGTAATCTCTCCATTAACCTTATCAATAATTCTTTCTATGTCATAATTAATTCGATTTATGTACCCATATAAAGAAAATAATTCTTTTAATATATCACTTTTTAATGCAGTAGCCTCTTTATCGGTTGCGGATTTTAAGAATATTTTATCAACATCAATTTCATTGTATCCAATAGTTTCTATAATAATATTTACTGATTCAATAAATCCTTCATAAGTAATATATTTATTTCTTTCATCTCCAAATATTCTAACTTCTAAATCATCAAATTTTTCACGGGCAATCATTGCTAATCCCCCAGCATTTTTCTCCTCACTACCCAGCATAGAACCACTAACATCAACTAATAGTAAAGTTTTACCGTACAGTTTCTCTTTATTAGAGAATAACTCAATAAATTTTCTCTCTAAGTCATACTCAAATTGTGGAGTAATATCGTAAGCTTTAATAAAATTGATCGGTAAAAGTTTTGGGTCTTGTATTTGTGAAATTGCCTTACTAATACCATCATACCCAACAGTTTCCATGTTGCGTAGATTTCGCAGTGTTGCCAAACCACCTAACTGTTTATTATCTAATAAATCTTGCCACACAGCACGTTTTTCTTCAGTGGTTTTGCACGCTGAATATCTAACTTCCCATGTGTTTGGTGTAGATAATGTATCAGTAACTATTTTTTTGAATAATTCTTTTTCAATATCGTTTTTAGGTTTTGGGTGGGTAAGGTTTATAATATCAAAAATATTGTATTCTTTTTTAGAGCCTTTGTATTTAGAGAATTGATATTCATTGAACTTAGAAAAACAATCTGCAATCCCTCTAAGTAATCCTCGTGTAAATTTCTTTTTACTATCATCTCTACGATATATAGCTAGAAGTTCCCCCAAATCGTCCAAGCGATTTACTACTTGAGGAACAATCTTTCTTATTGGATAACCGTTCTCCGATAACAAAGAAATCAAATAGAGAGGAACGTGCCTTAATTTCATAGTATGTTTTGCTTCAATGGCAACCTCTATTACAATTTCAGGATCAATATGCTTTACTAAATCTTTAATTCTATCTGCAACGGAAACACCAGATTCATAGAAATTGTTTTCCCATAACATGCAGGACATGACTGTACGGCGTAATTGTTGCACATAATTAATTTTTACAGCTTTACCACCATTTTCAGTGAAAATAGTGGGGTATTTAATTTTTTTATTTAAAGATGACATTTTTTAACTTTCCGAGAAATGCTACGTTGCTAATAATTTATTAGAAATAGAGAAAATAAAACACAGTCTAAAATGCTGACGCTCTACCCCTGAGCTACATCCCCATAAAAATAGAGAGGATGGTATCGAACCATCGTCCTTCAGCGAGCCATAAGTATCTGTGTTTATCGCAACTACTTCTAATAAAAGTACACCCCCTGCACAAGAAATAAAATTTAGGAATGTACTTTTATTAGAAGTATCTTCAGGGAAAGTTAGAAACGGAAATGCACCAAGGTGCGATATAGAAAAATATAAGTAACCGTTTCTTTCGCCACTGAAGATGTTATTATAATAACAAATTATTTATCTTATGTCAACAACTATTTTGTCATTGATGAAGATTTTTCATAGTAATGTAATAAATATCTATAAACTATCTCATTATTAATACCATTCACTTCGATTTTCTTTGAGTAATCCTGAATAATATCAATGACAGATTTTTGGGGAGCATCCATGCTGTATTGTAAATCAATATCTCTCTTTATTTTATTTTCATTTTCATAGATAATAACACTTAGGGGCTTCATTTCTCGTATCATTTCTAAACAACTTTCAACGGTCTTATCATCAACACCAAGTGCAACCTTCACATAAACCTTTTTATTAAAACAATCAACTAATTGAAAATCATTGTCAATAGTAATATCCACCATGGTATTAACGCCGTGATGATGTTGTTCCAATACATGATTAACCGTATCAAGAAATCCTATCTTTTTAGAATCGTTCCTATCGTCCTTTTTATGCTGTATTAAGCATCCTAAATATACAATATTGCCAATGGTAGAACCATAATGAATATGCCCTGATATAACGTTTTTGAAGTGTTTAAATTCAGTGGTGGATATGCCTTTTGATAAGTATGTATCATTGGGGTGTTGTTTAAATCCACCAAATTCAAAATGTCCAATGCAATATTCCATCTTGGTATTTTTAACCATATCCATGATATTTTCTCTATTATCTTCCGTTATCCATGGAACGAATAATATGTTATCTTTTTCTAAAGGTTCATCAACAATAGTTATTCTATCGGAATTGAACATATCATTAAAAATATGCAGGGAATTTACCTTATTAGTATTTTTATAATACACATCGTGATTACCCGTAATCATAATAATACTAAACTCTTTATACTGCGATAAGAAACTATCCAATAAGTTTTTAATGAATAATACGGATTTCATGTCGGGGGAAGTTCTGCTTTCAAAAATATCCCCCAAAAATATAATCGTATCAGCCCCCTTATCAAACATAAGAGGAACTACTTTATCATATATGATTTTTCTAAAAGCCTCATGGTAAAAATCAGAATTACCTTTATGGAAGTCTATGTGAGTATCTGGAATCAGAATCGTTTTCATATATTTAATCCCTCAGACAAATCCAATTCTATTTTTTCTTCGTTTATCATTGTGGATAATAATTCATTGACAGTATCAACTATTTTTGAACGCTTTTTTAAACAAGCATCTTTAAAAGTAGCTTTTAATTTATTTTTAGATTCCTCATCCATAAATGATATTTCGTCAACCTTATTTCTCTCGTCTAAAATAAGTTGTAGGTTTAAAACTTCTTGTAACATAATCTCTTTAAGTTCGGTAGTTTTGCACATAATTTTCTCCTTTATGAAAGGATAATTTAACATAATTAAACAGTTTTGTCAATGAAAAACCCCATCAGTAAATAACTAATGGGGTAAAAATAAATAATGCGTTTTTACAACAAGGAGGTAAATAGCAAAATAAATCTTTTTTATACCAAATAGGAGATGGCAAAATAAATCCGATTTACCCCGACTACCAGGAAACCTGTAAGATAAATCGGATTTATTGCACGAGAAACCCCCACTACGCAGTGATTTACTCGTAAAGTAATTATAACAAAACAAGTAATCCATGTCAAGTTAAAAATCATCATCAGCATTTTTATGATATTGGTTTATTCCCAAAACAATAGATCGGAGGGATTCTATATTTTCCTCATTCATTAATTGTTTGGGTAATTTTGTCTTTGCTTTTACATAATACATCAAATCTTCATTATCCAAGGAATTAACATAACCCCTCGTTTCCAAGGCACTTGTTTTAAAGTTACTATTATCCTCATCGTTACCAAAATCAACTTCCATATCATCCAAAAACAATATAAATTCCGTTCTTTTAGCTTTACGCTTATTCTCTTCGCAATATTGTTTGGTAATGGCAGTTTGAACACATCTTGTAAAGAAACCATAAGCGTTTGGTTTCTTATCGTCCTTATCTTTATAATAATCAGGATTGTAAGAATTTAAAACTTTAAGAACATCCATTAAAACATGACTGTTCATTTCTTCCTTTTCATCATAGCTTAATCTGCAATGCTTACGACTTTTTAAGTTATTGCGGGATAAATCTATAATACATTTCGATAGTTTATTATCCACCAAATGTAACCCATACTTTTCAGTATAGGTTAATTCGGAAGCGTCTTTCCCTAACGATTCGTGGTACTTTTTTAATCTCGCTTTAAAATTCATTACAAGTGTTTCAAACTCATCTCTATCAATATAATAGTTCTTCTTTATCATAAAATCTCCGTCTATAAAGAAATTATGACACTCTTTTTAATTTATGTCAAATTTTTCTCTTTTTTTCTTTTATCCTTAAAATACCTCTTCATACTCTTCACAAGAACATTAGTGTTGGTGCGGAATATTGGTATATATTCTTCCACATACGAAACACCGTCTTTTTTACGGTTTTCCTCCAATGTCGATGTGATGTACACGATTGCGTCCGAAATGTTCTTATTACTCTCCCTGTATAGTTTATGACAAAAATTGAGGGACGGTACAACTTCAGGAACATATCCAGGTAAAGTCGATAATCCATCAAAGAAGTATATATTTCCAAGTATATAAGAAATACTGTCGTGTAGATATCGTATATTATGTTTATCTCTTATATATATTTTTATATACTTATTAACTACTTCTTTTCTTTCTTCATAATTTTGGGAAACGAGTATTTTTTCTAAAATATATTTGGGGGTAGCGGTATTTCTTTTTAGATATTCAAGATTATGTTCCTCATTTAATAAATCCTTCACATATAAGCAGTAAGCATCTATAATATCTTGTTTTCTAACTCTTGATTCATAAGTTTCTTCCACAGGATTAAACATTAAATCTAAAAAAGTAAAAGGAATCTCTTCCTCTTCTTGTGTATCTTCTTTTTTTTTAAATACTAGACCACCAAAGTAGTTTTCAAACAAAGATAAGTTTTTTGTATTTAATTTTTGATCTAAAGAAGTAATTAAACTATCTAAATAATTATTGAATCCTTTATGTATTATATTAATATTGGTGAGAGTTTCGTTAAGAAACTCGAACCTATTAAAGTAAATTTTATTACTTATTTTAATATTGCGAAGATGACTAAAGTCATCTTCCATAAAAATATTGAGTATTTTATCAATACTAAAAATTATTGATCTCTTTTGTTCATGTATATTTAACATGGTGTATCCTCCGTTAGGAGGATTATACCATGGATTCGTAAATAAATCAAATAAACTAAACTATCGTGATGTCAAGTGTTTGAACTTCAAAGTTCACAGTGATTCTCATCACGGAAGTTGAAGTTGGATCAAAGGAGGGGTTGCTGATACCAACGGGAAAGCAACCCGTGTATTTTATATAAGCTATGGGAGTTAGATTATCTAAAGAATTTATGATAATTACATATATATCTTTATACATACAGGTATTGTCGGGATCGGCTTCGTTATACGTTCCGTATAACTTCATCCAATCCACCAACACCTTATAATTGTATAGATTTTGTTGTAACTTCATATCTATGATTAATCTTGAGAAGTCATAACGATCAGGGAGGTACTTCGCTGTTCGGTTTCCCAGACCCAGGTAAACTGGGTCTGCGATAACCTCAGGCGGAAGCACCGTCTGGATCTTTTGAGTAATGTTTAGATCAGGAATCCATAAGAGAAAATCGTCAGACATCAGGTCTGACGTATTTTCGTTACATCTTTGTACTAAATCTGTCAAAACATTTCTACAAATCATCTACTCATTTTCCTTATGTACGCTTCGCAATCCTTGACGGATTTGCTCGCTGTTAGTTTTTACTCTAGGGCTTGTAGCGTAAAGCGAAAAGCCCGATGGTTTCTCTATCTTAATTAGACAATCTGTCTGTTTACTTTAGAACGCTTCGCAATCCTTGACGGATTTGCTCGCTGTTTGTTATGAAACGACCGTGCTGTAGCGTTAAGCGAAAGCACGAAACACCATCTCTTTTTTTAATTAATGGAAACTTTTGTATGAAACAAAACACTACGACTTTCTTACGCAAGTCTTGTGTTTTGGAATAAGACGTTTCTCATATATAATAAAATACAAAACCGACAAGAAAAAAAGATTATAAAAAAAAATAAGTATAAAAAAAACTGTACCCTTTTTACAGGTACAGTTATAGTGTCTGTTGAAATTACTATATGAGAACCTATAAGGTTTATAATATTAGAAACTTTTTATTTTGTTTAAAAAGAAAGCGATTAGGATTTACCGCTTTTACTCCGCCCATTCTTGACTTCTGATTTACACGGATGTTCACCATTAACAAGACACTTCTTTAAATATACAATATTACCAATATATTTAGAGGGGGCATGAGACCCTTGTTTATTTACAGCAGTAGAGATTTTATGAAAACCATCTAGTGACCCAGTTGCATCATCAATGTTCGTAACTTTCTGGGAGGATAACTGTTCCTTCGTTACTGGTTCGGACGTATTCATCAGGGGACTGTTTAATGGTCGCCCCTTAGCTTCTGTTAGTTGCCTTACGTTTTTAGTTACTCTAATCTTATAGATGGAGTATTTATTGATGATGTTATTCGCCCCAATGTCCATTAAAAATGAATGCTGAACGCCAACAATATTATGGAACAGCAAATTTACTTGCGATTCAATAAATTCTTGATCATTACAGTTTCCTAACATTACTTCATTGATACCCCCCCAAGGATTTATGCCCTTCGCAAAGAGGTTGTCAACCGAGTGGTTGTTATTATCTTGATGACCGCAATTATTATTAAGGTCATTGGAAGAATTTCTGTTGGTAGCTATATGAGAGCGTACCATTGAATATACGTCATTTAAATGTTTCTCAATATGATTATGGTTAATTGAGCTATTATTATAAACATTCTTAATGTCTTGTGTATATTCGTTATATTTATTTAAAAGTATTTCGTTTAATTTATCATTATTATTAACATTCATAGTTTTGAATGTCTTTGCGTAGGGTGATTTAAAAGCTAGTTCATTATACTCTTGTTTTGAACGACAATTATAAACACCCACTACAAAACTATCACCTCTATTAAAGCATCTTTTCATTTCATTTGATGCGTAGCGAGAATTGATATAGTTATAGAGAGCAACAGCATCTCCCTCCGTTACATCAAAACGTGTTTGAGGAACGAAATGAACCTTACCAACCGTCTTATCAGTGATAACATAAATATTTTTTGAGAAAGTATTAATTGCGGGTTGTATTGTGTCAAGGGTTACTACTTGCTCTGGTAGAAGTGCTCTTTGTTCGCTCAATATTGTATTGATAACTCTTTTAGTGTGAGAACATACATTATCTAAGCAGTTCACATCGGAAGTAATAAAATCCACCAAATTCTTGTCATATACGTTTTTATCTGCGGAAGTAATACTATCAATCACATGATTATTTATTCTATGAAATTCCTTAACAATCAATATTATTTTATCATCATGTTTACCATTAATAAGATCATTAATATGTAAAGCACAAGATAACATTGCACCAATTTGGATTTTAACTGCATATTCATTATTGGTAATTTTATGAGGCGTTAAATTTATGGTAAAATCTTCATCTTCAAGATTGATATGTTCGTTGATACTTCTTGACATATCATTAAATTTATTTTTAAAAGCATATTGTATATCCTGCATTAGAATATTTAAAAAATAACTACTATATACTTTTCTTAAAGAGATATGTCTGTTGTATCTAAGCTCTGATTTATTATCCTCATACATCGTTAAATCTTGAACAACATAATCCAATAATTTTGGCATTGTACCAACTTCTCTTAGGGAAACGTCAAAATTATCAATACCATATTTAACAATATCTTTGTTGAGTTTTTTGTTATTGTAATTGGTAGCTTCTTTTTTTAAGCGTATGATGCCATCGCTGTCAACATAAGTAGTATTTTCTCTAACAATAAAGGGTTGGAAATGATACTGCTTGGTAATTCTATTCTCGACATATAAAAAAGCGTATTGTACACTCAAAGCCTCTTTTTTTGATATTGTTTTTTCAACTTGAAATTCCCTATCAATTTTATATTGTTTAAAAGGTTCAAGTTCAGTGGGTATATAAACATTAGTATTGAAGAAGTTTCTCGATAATGTTTTTAATCCCTCCTCTTTTCTTTTTTTGGCGGTATGTTGTTCCATAGCACGAATAGCACGAAAATTAGGTCTTGAATTACCTTTTCGTTTTCTACCATTATTGTAAGTGCTTGAAATAAACATTATTTTCCGTTGTTTTCTTAATTAGCTATAATAGCATAAATCAATTCAAAATGCAAATTAATTTTTATAAAAAATTTGACTTTATAGTGTTATTTCTTTATAATAAGCTTATGAAAAACAAAATATTATTATTTACTTCCGATGAAATACTGGAAGAATGGAAAAAAGATAGTTATGTAATGATTGACAGAGATAATTCTGTCAAATCTGAAAGTCTTAGAATCCACAACGAACATTACAAATACCTAAAATATTTAAAAGATGTTAAGAGGGGTAAATATTTATTGGAGGAAGCATACGCTAAATTATTCAAAAACAAGACGCTTTATTATGAATATGATAGTGTATTCACAAAAGAACAACTGGACGGCTTTGGGTGGAAATATGACCCCTTTGATGGTAGAACAAGACCAAAAACTAAAGAGAAGTTGAAAATTTATTTTGATAGCGATGAAGATTTATTATCCGTACAAAACGACATGAAAGAATTGGATAATATGTATGAGATTATAAAGCATATTTTAAAGCAGTATGATCAATTCACATTTTTCTTTAGCAATTTGAAGACGGAAACAATCTAATGCAGGTAACGATTGAGCCATATAATTCCGTTTATTTGTATGTAAAATTTTATTACGAATCGGACGCAAGTAAATTTTCCTCTTTTGTGTCGGAGATGATACCAAACTTTAATATTATTAAAAAGAAGAATTACGCAAAATTTAAACATTGTGACGGTATTATTAAATATTATAATCCCAACAATGGTTTATTATTTAAAGGCTTGTATAGTAAGTTAATACTCTTTTGCAAGGAAAATCACATACAAGTTGATGATTTACAAACAGATACTGACGGTACATTTGATTTAAATTACTTTAAGAATTTAGTTATAAATGATTACAATGAGAAAGAACAATATTATCATCCAATACAACCCGACAAATATCAAATGGAGGCGTTGGAGAAATCATTAATCCATAAAAATCTGCGAATACAGGTGGCAACTGGAGGGGGTAAAACGCTCTATTCATACTTACTTATTCACTATCTCAAAACTATTGTGAGAGGTAAGATTGTTATTGTTGTTCCAAGACAGGATTTGGCAAATCAGGTTCATACGAAATATGGGTATTATTCTCATTTTGATGATAGTTTTAACATGGAGGATGTTTCCATTGTGCATAGTAAGTCAAAACATTCACCCAATAATAAAATTATATTTATAACATTTCAAACATTGGTAAATTATGATGATGACTTTTTGTCTCAAATTGATGTCTTGATTGTCGATGAAGCACATGAATCCGAGAATAAATCCTTAAAGTCAATTATTAGTAAATGTGTCAATACCAAATACAAAATTGGTATGTCAGGGACGTTTGATAGTAAAGAGGAAACCCTAACAAGTGATCTGTGTTTACAGGCTATGTTGGGGGATATGGTAAACATCGTTGGACAGCGTGATTTAATCAACGCAGGGAGGGCTTCTGAGTTTGAGGGTAGGGTATATGTCATAAAGCACAGACATGAGGACGTAAAGCGTTATAAATCGCTTATGAACGAGAGGAATAAAAAGCATAAATTGGAATATGATGTTTTAAAAAACATTAAGGATAAAAAAGTAGCAAATTTAAAGGGGAGAATTTCCGATATACGCAATGGTTATACAACGGGTGATGCACAAAAGTTAGAAAATCAGTTGGATTACCTTGTTAATAGTGCAATAGTAACTGAGAATAAACGATGGGGTTATGCTGACGAGGTCGATTTTTTAAAGAACTTGGAAGCACGAAACCATTTTATTATAAACACTGCCTTGGCTAATGATAAGGGTAATTCTTTAGTTGTATTTAATCATATTGAAACACATGGGGATATACTACATGATTTAGCCTTGACAAAGATGCGTAAGTATGATATAAACTTGTTTTATATTCATGGTAATACTAAGTTAAGACCTGATAAAGCTACAGCGTTAATTGAATCTTCAAATAAACGTGTGGTGGTTCTAGCTAATTTATCAATGGTTAAAGAGGGTTGGAGTGTTAATAACCTACATTTTTGTTATGTGAGTATGCCTTTAAAAAGTAGTAAGGCATTGAGACAATTAGCAGGTAGGTTATTGCGAAAAGACGGTACAAGCACTAAAACAGCTCTTTATATCTTTATAGACGATCTACGTTTGGGGGATTATATTAATTATTCTTATGAACATGGTGTTGGTAATATAAAGACATTGATGTTGGAAAACCATGAGGTAAAAAAAATGACTATAGACTTAAATGAATATTTTAAAGGGGGTAAATAATGGATA